TAGTAGCTAGTCGTACCTTTTCCTTGAGTGTATCGGGTGTATCACTCTCACGTACCACTACTTCTGACAAATTACAGAACTGGTATGGGCGTAAGATTATCTCACTGCAAGGGTTGCAACCGAAGTCATGGTCAGTCTCACGTCTACCATTCTTAGCTGCTTGCTTGATGGCTGACTGCCTGTTGAAGATACCACGTTCACCTGACTTACTGTCGTACAATGACAGCCACTCACGCATGAACGTACCCATCTCAGGCTTCACTTTGTATGCTACAGAGTTGTTAGCCAATGCACGTTGTCCTTCATACTCCCACCACTTACCTGACTTGGCGTGAGCCATCTGGTCATCGTTAAGATTAGACAATGAAATCAATGCACTACGGCGTACACCACCTACGACTACCACTTCACCAATCTTACACATGATGTCGTGACACTCAATTGGATAGAGCTTACGTCCTGCTGCACCCTTAAACTTCTGTACAACAAACTCAAACAACTCAACTAGAGGCTGTGGGCCTGATGCCCTACCACCAAATGTCTTTAGCCTAGCACCTGCAGGACGTACCTCTGATACATCCCATGCTGGTATCTGTCCTATGTACAGCATAGCAATAAGTTCTTTCAGTGACTTTGCCCATCCGGGTCTGCTATCGCCAACCTTAATAATAGTATCTGTACGATGAAAGTCTTCCGCTACGGTGGGTAGCTTGTCTATACAGTGGCGTTCAACGCTAAAGCCTACACCTGTACCACACATAAGTATGTACATGGTCTCATCAAAGGCACGTGGGCTATCTACAGGTACGTATGAACAGTTGTATCCACCTACATGACAGCGATCAAGTGCGGGGCCACTTGTCATTAATGCTCTCATGCTAGGCATGACACTCTGGTTTAGTACGGCCTCTTCTAACTCACCTCTCAGTGAATCAGATAGCTTATAACTAAAGTTAGCACCAAGATGCCCTTCCATATAATCAAAGTATCTAGTGACAGTTTCACTCCATGTCTCCCTTCGTTGCTCATCTTCTTTCCATCGTGCGTATCGGGAAAGAGCAATAAAGTTTTGGTAGTCTGTTGGTAATTGGTTGCTTATCATTTCATTACTCCATAATAGTTCTAATTGTTCTGATGTCAGCACCGTCTACATCATAGAAGTATTCACGTATGCCATCCTCTATTTCTTCTCCAACCTGTCCATCGGCAGGTATCGGATACTCTTCTTCATCTACGTCTATGGTAATGAACAGTTTAACTCTTGCCATCTGCCATTACCTCTTCAATCAACTTGTCCAAGTACCACTTGGCTTTCTGTAAATCCTCTAAGGGTTTCTCCTTGTAGTCAAAACGCCAGAGGTATTTCATAATGTTACCCTGTAAGTAATACTTGAACCCCTTGTCAGTGGCAGCAGAGATAGCATGTATGCACTCAATGCCTGTTTGATTGTAGTGTGGTGGATTATTAACCATGTCCGCATTACCCCAAGCAATTTTACCTGCTTGCTCTCGCTCTGTCATTATCTTCATGTAATCCTCGTGTCTACTCATGCTGAACCCCCTGTCTTTGTGTTAAAGTTAAGATGTACTACATTACCATCATAGGTTTTCTCTACTGTTATTTCCTCTTCTAGTTCTACCTCAATATCATCTTCGTTGTCAATAACTTTAAGTACATACTCATGTACTATATTTCTTAAATCTTCTACCTCTTCCATTACAGGCACAGTAGCACACATCATCTTAGCAAAGTGCATTACTTGATAGTAATCTTCATCATCCATAGGGTTGTCAGGCATAGCCATTATAGATATGTCAACTTCACCTGTCCACTTACCATCATTATCAGCGAATGGTCTGACACGTATGAGTAAGTCTTCGTTCTGTACTTCTTTAGCTATCTTATCTTTTATGTCCATACTTATCTCCTTTTTACTTTTGTGCCGCCAAACTTAATAAACTTTGGGTGTTTGTTCTTACCCTTTTCCTTTAACCAGTCTTCGGGTATAATCCTGTCATAATATCTGAAGCCATACTTAATACACCATTCACCGTAGGTAGACTTAGCACCCTTACGTAGTTTACGTCTACTACTTTCAAACACAAGCCTAATATCTAAATTAGGATGTTGTTTCTTAATAGCAAGGTGCTTGCGTCTATCTGCTGCAGTGAACATGCCTTTTGTTTCAATAATGATTCCGTTAGACAGCACGAAATCAGGTGTGTATGTCCTGTATGCTAGGTCTTCCCACTCAATCTTAACTTTCTCATATAAGAAGTCTACGTTAAGTTCTTTGAGATAGTCAGATACCTTTAGCTCAAGACCACTACGATACCCATACTTTCGTGCTGCTCTAAATTGTTTTGCGTTAGGCAATGACATCACCAATATAATTTATAATTGGTGGGTTCTTAGCCTGTGACTTTACGGCAGGTCTCTCTACTAGAGTAGGCCAACAGCTAAAACGATAAGAACAGAACTTGCAACTATCATTAAGTACTTTATTACCTGTCTCCTTACCTCTAAACTTCTCTGGTACTGGTTCAAAGCATCTTTCAAATTTGTTCTCCTTTACCTTGGTTACTGTTTCTTTTATCTTGGACACCTCTATGTCCATATCAAGTCCTGTTGCTGGTACATATTTAAACGCACCATTGGCTTTATTTAATACCCACCAGCCGCCAGCCTTTTTACCCGCAGCTTTAGCATATCCTGCAAGCTGTGCTACGTAGCCAAAGCCATCACCGCTGGCAAGAGTGTCAAAGGACTCAAACTTGTTTCTATATGACCAATCTGAAGCTGATTTAATATCATCAACTGCACCGTCAAGGATAAGATCATAACTGCCAGAAACACTATCGTCACCAAGGTCAAGAGTAACTTTGTCCGTGTCCTCATAATTAACTCCTGCTTCTGTTAAGATGCCTTTGAACACTGCCTCTACAATGTCTCCGATCATCATGTTCATTACGAATGTTGTTGGAAAGGGTAACGCTAACTCCGGTTTATTCTTATCATACCAGAGTTGGCAAGTTGGCCTACCTACATTAGACATACGTAGGCCGAACTTGTCACGCTTGTTACCCCCACCAAACTGGCGTTTTGCAGCAGCCATCACATCGTCACCAATCTGTTTGATGGTGTCTTGTGACATACTTGTCTTGCCTTTTACAGCATCCTCAAGATACTGATGCAATGCCAGTTCAGCAGGGTGGTTCATTACGCTACCTCTTCTTCAAATTCAACATCAACTACACCGTCAATGTCTACCTCATCCAGAGCTACATCATTCTTAGTTGACGCTTTCTCTGCATAAGTATTGATGATGTACTCATTATAGTTAGTCACCCAAGACATGAAGTCAGCAAACTTTTCTTGGTCATCTTGTGTTAACTCAACTGTATTGGTTACATCCAATGAGGTAGTAGGTAAGTAGAAGCTGTTACCGTTAGGCAGCTTACGCTCTTCTGTATTCAAGGTAACATTATGCTGCACAGGCAGACGCTTCATCTTAGCAAGCTGTGTAAACACATTGCCTACAGTCTTGAAGGCATCACGGTTCTCTACTTCCCAGATGAATGGAGTAACATCCAAGTCTACAAGATTACCATCTGCATCCTTTGGCTTAATCAACTCAACTGTACCAAGCACCACTCGTACACGCTTGATAGATCGTATAAGTTCCTTAGTTGCATCAGGTAAAGACTTGAAGTCTTCAATCCAACCAGAAGGCTTACCACAGTTAAAGCCACCATCGTTATCCTTCAAGTCCATGTTAAGGGTATCAGCCATAACAGTCTTGACATAACGATTAGGGATAGCACCACTACCCATGATAAACTTCTTGTACATAAAGCGTTGCATGAATGGACGCATAACTGCAGACTCTGCGTAATACGTAGGGCCATCGGGAATCTCCAGCTTGTATGTACCACCCTTGACTTTTATAGTATCCGAACCAAGGATAGGTGAATGGTTGATGCGCAAACGAGCGAGGAATATTCCCTGTTTCTTTTGTGCAGGTGCTTCATTTGCAAGACCCATAGCCTTTGCCATTTCAGCGTAGTTATTAGTGTCAATCGTTGTAATATCGTTCATGTTTATTAACTCCTTTTCAGTTGTGGAATGCATAGTTATATCAGGTTACATCCTTAGTGTCAAGCCAATTCGGGCCTATTTTTGCCTCTAATAATAGAGGTACGTTGAAGTCAACTCCCCACCGTAAAGTGATGAGTTCAGGTAGTGCTTTATTAGTAGCTTCTATGACGTTGATTACCTGCGTTTCTTCTTCAGGGTGTACGTCAATTACAATACTGTCATGCACTGAGTTTACTATACACGATTGCATACCCTCTAGCAACTCATCAATATGCAGCAATGCAATAGGCACAATGTCTGCTGTAGCGAATGATTGCACAGGGTAATTCTTAATCTGTGTAAAGTGAGAGACACGCCCTGTAGATTTACGTACCACATCAGGGAACGCAAACTCTCTGCCACTAGGCGTGGTTATCTTTTGTGTGTTCACAGCTTCTTTAGCCAGTCGGGAATGCCAATCGGCAACTCCTTGGTACTTTTTTGTGAAGTGTGTGTAGTATTCTGCTTCTGCTTTTGTTCTGCCGTATCCTGTTGCGCCGTAGAGTGGAGCAAACGTATGCGCTTTCGCATCCTGTCTACTCGTAGGCTGACCAGCATCACTAATAACTTTAGCGGTGTATGAGTGTACATCAAATCCAGTAGATACTTCCT